TGTTCCGCTACCCCGGCGTTAAGGGGAAATGAGGTCAGCATGGATACTATCGATCTTGGCAACAGCGAATCTCTGGTATGTGGCGTGTTCCCCAACCAGGACGGTACGTTCACCGCGATGACGTATACCAAAAGCAAAACGTTTAAAACCGAAAATGGTGCCCGTCGCTGGCTGGAAAGAAACTCAGGTGAGTGATATGGATTTCGACACAATCATGGAAAAGGCTTACGAAGAATACTTCGAAGGTCTTGCCGAAGGCGAAGAAGCTCTCAGCTTCAACGAATTTAAACAGGCGCTTTCCAGTTCGGCAAAATCTAACAGCTGATAAGCGAAACAGCACCGCGAGGAATCAGTATGCAGAAACGAGAACCCGTCATCATCGCGCCAGACTATACCTATGATGAACTTTATGAGTGGATGCACCATAAAATTAATGCAGCGCAGGATCTGAAATGGGCCAATGAAGCCAGGGCTAAGCAGGCTGAAAATCTGTCCGCTCTGGAGCAGGATATCACTAATCTGGAAAAAGCAGCGGCATTAAGCATTGCCAGAATGATTACATACCCGCGTTAATAGCTAACCAACGAAGCTAAGGTTGGTAATTAAGGAGTTCTCCACGGGTGAGGTGGAGTGCGTGCGCCGGACACGGGTGAGCATCCGGCACAGACAGTTTACTGAAAGGATATTTCCCTGAAAAGTCAGACCATAACGCGAAAGCGCACGGCGAGGTAGCTGGTTCATAGATAGCCTGTCGTTAAATTTTCGTCGACCGTGCGCTTCCGGTTGTGGCAATCCGCGAAATGGCGCGGCGGTAAGTATGGCGGGGTTATTCCTTCCCCCGTTGAGGACACCGGGTTGTCAGGTTGACCATACGCTTAAGTGACAACCCCGCTGCAACGCCCTCTGTTATCAATTTTCTGGTGACGTTTGGCGGTATCAGTTTTACTCCGTGACTGCTCTGCCGCCCTTTTTAAAGTGAATTTTGTGATGCGGTGAATGCGGCTGAGCGCACGCGGAACAGTTAAAACCAAAAACAGTGTTATGGGTGGATTCTCTGTATCCGGCGTTAATTGTTAACTGGTTAACGTCACCTGGAGGCACCAGGCACCGCATCACAAAACTCATTGTTGAGGGCGCGATAATGAAAACGTTATTACCAAACGTTAATACGTCTGAAGGTTGTTTTGAAATTGGTGTCACTATCAGTAATCCTGTATTTACTGAAGAGGCCATTAACAAAAGAAAACACGAACGGGAGCTATTAAATAAAATATGCATTCTTTCAATGCTGGCACGTTTACGCCCGATGCAAAAAGGATACTGGCAATGAATACTGCTATTGCCCTCACTCTGACTGTTTTTCTTAATACTGGCGAACCTGTTGACATGGTTATTGACATTTACGGTTCAATGAAAGAATGCATGGCTGCCGCAGCAGAACAAAAAATTCCCGGTAACTGCTATCCGGTCGATAAAGTTATTCACATGGATAATAACGAAATCCCGGCAGGACTTAAAACAGCGCCGTAATTAATATCCGGTTTCATTTTATATGCCAGCAATGGCAGGGATTTGTTCACCCTTAAATCTGTAATGAGGTTAAAACAAAATGAGTAAAGTCTTTATTTGCGCCGCCATTCCGGACGAACAGGCAATAAAGGAAGAAGGTGCAGTGGCTGTAGCCACTGCCATTGAAGCCGGTGACGAACGCCGCGCCCGTGCCAAATTTACCTGGCAATTCCTGGAGCAATATCCGGCTGCTCAGGACTGCGCTTATAAATTTCTTGTCTGCGAGGATAAACCCGGCATGCCCCGCCCTGCCATCGACTCCTGGGATACCGAATATATGCTGGAAAACCGCTGGGATGAGGAAGGCGCTTCCTTTGTCCCGGTCGAACCAGAATCCGATCCGATGAACGTCAATTTTGACAAGCTGTCCCTTGAAGTACAGAACGCGGTCCTGGTTAAGTTCGGTACATGTGAAAACATCACTGTTGATATGGTGATTAGTGCACAGGAATTGTTGCAGGAGGACATGGCAACATTCGACGGGCATATCGTTGAGGCATTGATGAAAATGCCTGAAGTTAACGTCATGTATTCAGAACTAAAGCTGCTCGCCATCGGGTGGGTTAAACATAAATGTAAGCTGGGTGCAAAATGGCCTGAGATCCAGACAGAATTACGCACCTGGAAAAAACGTCGCGAAGCCGAACGCAAAGAAACCGGGAAATACACGTCTGTTGTTGATCTTGCCCGCGCCAGAGTCAACCGGCAGCACACTGAAAACTCAGCAGGAAAAATCAACCCCGCCACTGCCGCCATTCGTCGCGAATACAAGCAGACATGGAAAACGCTGGATGAAGAACTGGCCTACGCTCTGTGGCCTGGCGATATTAATGCCGGAAACATTGACGGCAGCATCCATCGCTGGGCAAAAAATGAAGTTATCGACAAAGATCGCGAAGACTGGAAGCGCATTTCCGCATCAATGCGCAAACAACCCGATGCCGTTCGCTACGACCGTCAGACTATTTTTGGCCTTGTCCGTGAGCGTCCGATCGACATTCACAAAGATCCCGTAGCACTGAACAAATACATCACTGAATACCTGGCGACAAAGGGCGTGTTTGAGGATGAAGAAACAGACCAGAACACTGCTGATATTCTCCAGCCGTCAGCAGCACAAACTGATGCAGTGGAAACTGAAGTATCTGATACCCAAAAAAATGAAAGCACGCTGGAAACTGAACCATCTGTAGAGCGTGAGGGGCCGTTCTACTTCCTTTTCACCGATAAGGATGGCGAAAAATATGGTCGTGCAAACAAACTTTCTGGTCTGAATAAGGCGCTGGCTGCAGGGGCTACTGAAATCACGAAAGAAGAATATTTTGCCCGCAAAAACGGTACATACTCAGGCTCACAACAAAATACTGGTGCATCTGACACGACCGCACAACCAGAGCCGGTAAAAGTTACCGCTGACGAAGTAAACAAAATTATGCAGGCAGCCAATATCAGCCAGCCTGACGCTAATGAACTGCTTGCTGCCTCTCGCGGAGAATTTGTTGCAGGGATTAGCGACCCGAATGATCCGAAATGGGTGAAGGGGATTGAAACGCGCGATTCTGTGAACCAGAACCAGCAAGAAACGGAACAGAACAACCAGAAAGCGGAACAAAACAGCCAAAATGCGTTACAAAACGAGCCAGAAACGAAACAATCCGAACCGGTAGCGCAACAGGAAGCGGAAAAAGTCTGCACAGCCTGCGGTCAGATCGGTGGCGGCAACTGCCCTGATTGTAGTGCGGTGATGGGCGACGCAACATACCAGGAAACATTCGATGAAGAGAATCAGGTTGAAGTTCAGGAAAATGATCCGGAGGAAATGGAAGGCGCTGAACATCCACAAAAGGAGAATGCTGGCAGCGCTCAGGACCACGCCAGCGATAATGAAACTGGCGAGACGGCAGATCCCTTAATTGCGGTGAACGGTCATCACGTTATCACATCCACCAGCAGAGTGTGGTACCACCTGATGATCGACCTTGAAACAATGGGAACCAACACCAATGCGCCCATCGTGGTTATTGGTGCGGTTTTCTTCGACCCACAAACAGGGGAAATCGGGCCAGTATTTTATATCGTTATCAGTCTGACTGACGCAATGAATACAGGGGCTGTTCCTGACGGTGGAACCATCGAATGGTGGCTGAAGCAGTCCAGTGAAGCCAGAGCTGCCATTTTAACAGACCAGGTAAAACTGAAGGATGCCCTTTCGCGGTTTCGGGAGTTCATCAACGAATACTCAGATGAAAAATTAGTTCAGGTATGGGGTAATGGTGCAACTTTCGATAACGCAATTTTGCGCACCTCATACGAACGCCTGGACATCCCCTGCCCGTGGCGCTACTACAACGATCGCGATGTACGCACAATCGTTGAGCTGGGAAAAACAATCGACTTTGATGCCAGAACCGTTATTCCATTCGAAGGCGTGCGCCACAATGCGCTGGATGACGCCCGTCACCAGGCAAAATACGTTACAGCTACGATACAAAAACTGATCCCGAGTCAGGCTGATTTTTAATGTTCAACCCCGGTCGTCGCCCACCAGCTATAGTGGCGGCGACCATGATTAGCGAACGACGCTCATGGCAAGACTTATTCTGCTCACTGAGTGGGCAAAAGAGGAATTCAGCGATCCGGTCCCTACTCCAGGCACGTTAAGTAAATACGCTAAAGCCGGAATGATATTTCCTCTCCCCAAAAAAGTTGGAAGACACTGGCGAGTGGATCCGCGAGCTCGCTTTGTCGGAATGGTAAACAAGCCGGAGGTGATCGCCACAGATCACCCTGCTTTGAAGAGGATACTGGAAGATGGCGCGCCCGCGAAAATATAAAACCGATGTTCCGGGATTGTCTCCATATTTTGACAAAAGAAATAACAAAGTTTACTGGCGTTACAGGCATCCCATAACAGGCAAAAATCACGGTCTCGGCAGTATTGACCAGAAACTGGCAGAAACTATTGCAGCAGAAGCGAACAGCCGTCTTGCCAGGCAGCAAATGGAACAAATGCTCAGTCTGCAGGAGAAAATTATTAATGATACCGGCGGTTCATCAACTGTTTCCATTTTTCTGAATAATTACAGAAAAATTCAACAGGAAAGATATGAAAACGGAGAAATCAAACTCAACACGCTGAAACAAAAAGCGGCCCCTCTCAGGGTATTTGATGAACGTTTTGGCACCAGACCGTTAGATGCCATCACCGTAAAAGATGTGGTATCGGTGCTGGAAGAGTACAAGGCCAGAGGACATAACAGAATGGGACAAATTTTCAGGAAGGTACTGATCGATGTTTTCCGGGAAGCTCAGCAAACGGGCGATATCCCGCCAGGCTTTAACCCTGCAGAATCGGCAAAAAAACCGCAGGTGCGGATATCAAGACAGCGACTGACTTTTGATGAGTGGATGATGATTTATAACGCAGCGGAAAAGGATGGTTACTTTTTACAGCGCGGCATGCTGCTGGCACTGGTGACAGGCCAGCGCCTTTCAGATATTTGCAAAATGCAGTTTTCGGATATCCGGGATGGTTATCTTCATGTCGAACAGCAAAAAACAGGAACCCGGATTGCCATCCCTCTGGCTCTGCGTTGCGATAAATTAAATCTCACCCTGGATGATGTGGTGTCATCCTGTCGCGATTGCGTTCTTAGTCCGTGGCTATTGCACCATCATCACGCGAAAGGGACAGCTAAGCGCGGCGGGATGGTTAAGCCAGCAACGTTAACTGTTGCATTTAAAAAAGCGCGGGATTCTGTGGATTACAACTGGCGTGCTAATGGCACCCCACCCTCTTTCCATGAGCAGAGATCTTTATCAGAAAGATTGTTCAGAGAACAGGGAATTGATACCAAAATTTTGCTGGGTCATTCGAATCAAAAAATGACCGATATTTACAACGATGCACGCGGCAAGGAGTGGAAAAAACTGGTCATTTGA